GTGTGGACGCATGAGATATCAAGAAATTCTCGAAGCTTGCTGGAAGGGTTACCAGCAACAGGGCATGAAAAAGAAGGGCGACCGTCAAGTGCCCAACTGCGTGCCTGTCAGCGAACAAGAGATGGAAGAAAACTTGAAACAATGGTTCAAACAAAAGTGGGTGCGTTTCGGTCCTGACGGCAAGATCCGTGGTGACTGCGCACGTGGTTCCAAATCTGAAGGCAAACCCAAGTGCTTGCCACAGAGCAAGGCACACGCACTTGGCAAGTCGGGTCGTGCTTCAGCCGCGGCCAAGAAACGCAGAGAAGATCCTGATCCCGAACGCAGAGGAGCCGCCAAAAATGTGGCCACCAAGGTCCGAGAACAAGAACTAGATGAAAAACAAGACGCCTGCTACCACAAGGTAAAAAGTCGTTACAAGGTCTGGCCCAGTGCTTATGCATCGGGTGCCCTTGTGCAGTGTCGTAAAAAAGGTGCCGCCAACTGGGGCACAGGAGCCAAGAAAAAATGAAAACCTACACCTTTGAAGTGCAGTGTGCCAGCGGCGCAGTCAAGACTTTTACCTGCAAGGCCGACGATGAACGTGAGGCCATACGCTTGATGCGCAAATTTGCCCGAGAAAACTAAAGCCGAGATCCGTGAAAATCAGTGATTTCAAAATTGTCAATCATGTCAAGTTAGATGAAATACTAACTGAACTGTGTGCCTTGGTCATACAGGGTCAAAGCAAGGGGCAGGACCTGGGTCTGGTGGGTGCCGCAGTGCTAGACCCCGACATGAACTGTGTGGTCGGCATAAACTATCCCACTGCATCGGGACAACGGGTGCATGCAGAACGTGCGGCCATAGACAGTTACACTGCTAGATTTGGCCGAGTGCCAGCCGGCAGCATCATGATCACCACACTGAACCCCTGCCATCTGCCCATGGCCGAGCGTGTAGGTGACAGTTGCACTAGTTTCATACAACAGCATGGCATTCACAAGGTCTACTGTGGTTATCGAGACCCTGCTCAGGTGGATCTCAACAAGACCTTTCACCTGCAGATGACCCGCAACCCAAAAATACAGGCCCTGTGCCGAGCCTTTGCTGTGACCTTTGTGCCCAATCTGGATGAACTCAGCTTTCTAGGCAGCACCTGCACCCGAGACTGTTCAGGTCATAGAGCGGGCTATGCCTGGTCAAAAGTACGTGCCGGTGCCAAGATACCACAATCCCGGAGTCCTAGTTTCAACAACGGTGCCGCACTGCAAAGGGCCGGCAAATGACATTCTTGGTGGCCAACATACCTCCGGTGAAATGTTTTGTGCGCCAAGAGTTTCTTTACAATCACACCCAGGGGCACGGTGAGCTGGAGCCCTGTTATTGGGTCACTGCCAAGGCCATCAAGGGCCAGGCCTTCAGGATCGAGTGCATGCTCACCGACTATGGTGCCTTGTATGACAAGTTGCCCATCAGTGCCTATGTGTGGCGACCCGTGGCACCAGCAGAAGATCTCAGCCTGGATCACCTGCAGATCTGGGACTGCCTGGGCTATGACATGGCTGTGATAGAAAAATCTAATCTACGCGGCCTCAAGGTCAAGTACTATGGCAAGGATAAAAACTTCCATTTTGGACAGTACCTGTTTACCATAGACTTTGCTGCTCCGGATTCTAATCGATTGGATGTGACCTTTACCGAAGGTGTGGAAGAGCATAAAAGCTACAACTTCATACGCCTGGACAACGGACAGTTTGCCTGCCAGCCCAACAATCGTTGCCTGTGGTATGATGTGAGCCTGGTACCAGCGGTGTTGAAAACTCCAGACTTCAAGATACCCACCACGGTGTACAGTGTGGAGCACCTGGCCAAATGGTCAGCCGGCGGCGACGATGCCTGGTTCTACCGGGGCACTGACACAGAATAAGATTTGGCCTTAGGACCGAATGGCCGGCTGCTGGCCTGGCAACACGATTCGCTACCGTGGCGCCAGAAGTGAGCTAATTACTAGATGACTCAGAAAATTATCCCTATCAATCAAGAGATGCTGGACTACCGAGATCGTGTGCTTAATTCCAAGAGTCCCAGTTTTTGTGGAGCCAAATGGTATCATGTCAGCATGTGGCTGAGTTCAGGAAAAACCACGAGCTGTCACCACAATCCCTCACATGACATCGATTTAGAAGCCATTAAAACCAATCCTCGTGCTCTGCACAACACCCCCATTAAAAAACAAGAACGAGCCATGATGCAACAAGGACAACGCCCACATAATTGCCAGTTTTGTTGGGTTATGGAAGACTTAGATGCCAACAATATTTCAGATCGTGTATGGCAAAGCACTGTAAGTTCAGAACAAGATCTACAACTAGCCTTTGAACAAAGCGCTGATGAAGATTATGACCCGCACTATCTTGAAATCAGTTTTGATCAGACCTGTCAGTTGGCCTGTAGTTATTGTTGTAGCAGTATTTCTAGTAGCTGGGCCAAGGACATTAAACGCAACGGTCCTTATAAAAATTTGCCCACTGATCAACGCAAGCATTATATGTATGAGGGGAAAAATGCATATTTATATCCGTATGGCACTGAGAATCCTTACAGCGAATCTTGGTTCCAATGGTGGAATAAAAGTCTACACAAGAGTTTAAAGCAGTTGCGCATTACCGGTGGCGAACCTATGATGAGTGGATATACTTGGCGTCTACTTGACTGGTTGGCCAATAATCCCAATGCCAGCACCACACGTATCGAAATTACCACCAACCTTACCTATGAAACTGAATTGGTAGAAAAAATGCTGGACTATGCAGGACGAATCAAACAACCAATTTGGATCTATACCAGTGGCGAAAGCACAGGTTCTCGAGCCGAATATGTTCGTGATGGACATGATTGGAATCAATGGGTAGAAAATGTAGAAACTATACGACAAAGTGCTGTAATTGGAAATGTCAGTGTGATTAGCACCATGAGTGCTGTAAGCACAGATGGATTTGTTGAATTTCTTTATTATGTTTTAGAACAAAAACGTCAACACGGATCAAATTGGATGGTGCTCGCTGTTAATTTGGTTCGATATCCGACCTTTCAAAGCATTGTGATTCTGCCCATGGAGCTACGACTACAGTACGCCAACGAAATAGAAAAGTTTATGGAAGAACCCGATGTAGATCGATTGTTTTCACCATTTGAAAAGGGTCATGTACGTCGCTATATCAACTACATGCGTACCATGACCCAACCGCACAACGATCATGAAATTGTTGTCCAGGATCTAAGAAAAGATTTCAAATCCTTTTTTACTCAATACGATCAGCGACGTGGGAAAGACTTTTCATCAACATTTCCAAGGTTAGCTGATTGGTATAACACCATTTGACTTTTAATTTAATTACTGTAAAATAGATTGACTAACAGGAGAAATCTAATGGCAAGCAAAAACTTCAACGCAGAACAAACACGTAAACTCAATCAGGTCATCAACGAAGGCATGACAGTCATGCATGAGATTGAAACACTCACAGGTGGTCTCAATGACACAGTCTAGGCCATTGCAGAAGAACTTGAAATCAAACCCGGCGTGCTGAAAAAAGCCATTCGCCTGGCTCACAAGAGTGAGTTTGGTAGAGAACAACAGGATCACGAGTTGTTGGAACAAATCTTGACCACTGTGGGCAAGACGCTATAAGTACTGTTTTACAACAGCGAGTCGTTGCCGTAAGCAACATGAATCATGGCCCGCCAGCCATAACTGGAGAAAGCATTGAGTTATATTGACGCCTTATTTGATCGTGAACACGATCGCATACACGTGGTTGAACGCAGAGATGGAGAACGCCGCTATCAAGAATATGCACCCAACTACACATTCTACTATGATGATCCTCGAGGAAAGTTTGTTTCAATTTATGGCACACCTGTAAGTAGATTTTCAACTCGCAACAACAAAGAGTTCCGACGAGAGATCCGCATGCAGAGCGGCAAGCAGTTGTATGAGAGTGATATCAATCCCATATTCCGTTGCCTGGAAGAAAACTACAAGGGCCAAGACGGTCCTAAATTAAATGTAGCGTTCTTTGACATCGAAGTAGACTTTGACACAGACCGCGGCTTCAGCCGACCAGAAGATCCATTTAACCCCATCACAGCCATCAGCGTGTACCTGGCCTGGGTCGATCGCTTGATCACACTTGTAGTTCCACCCAGGCACATGACTTGGACCACCGCACAAGAAATATGTGCTGAGTTTCCGGATACCTTGTTGTTTGAGCGTGAAGAAGACATGCTGAACACATTCCTGGACGTCATTGAAGATGCTGATGCACTCAGTGGGTGGAATTCGGAGGGCTATGATATACCCTACACAGTAAATCGTGTGACCCGTGTGCTTTCAAAAGATGACACAAGAAGATTTTGCCTGTGGGATCAACATCCCAAAGCCCGAACCTTTGAACGCTTTGGCACCGAGAGTCAGACCTATGACTTGATTGGTCGTGTACACATGGACTATATGCAACTGTATAGGAAATACACCTATGAAGAGCGCCATAGTTATAGTTTAGACGCCATACTTGAATACGAAGGCATGGAAGGCAAGACTAAATTTGAAGGCACACTAGATGCCTTGTACAATCAAAACTTCAAGAAGTTTATCGAGTACAATCGACAAGACGTCAACGGCCTGGCACAGCTAGACAAGAAGTTGAAATTTCTAGACTTGGCCAACACCCTGGCACATGAGAACACAGTGTTGCTTCAGACCACCATGGGTGCTGTGGCCGTGACTGAGCAGGCCATCATCAACGAAGCACATGAACGTGGCTTGGTGGTGCCCAATCGCAAAGAACGTTATTCAGATGACGACACTGCTGCCGCAGGTGCTTATGTGGCCTATCCCCGCAAAGGCATACACGAGTATGTGGGGTCAATAGACATCAACAGTCTATATCCGTCGGCCATCCGTGCCCTGAACATGGGTCCCGAGACCATTGTAGCTCAACTCAGACCCGTCATGACTGAACGCTACATTGCAGACAAGATGCGTTCGGGCAGTAGTTTTGCCGCGGCCTGGGAAGGCCTGTTTGGCAGTCTTGAATACACTGCCGTCATGGAACAAAAACCGGGCACCGAGATCACCATAGACTGGCAGGACGGAGCAGAAAGTGTACACAGTGCCG